CTACCCGGTGATTTCGCTGATATTCAAATCAGGAATTGCCTCTGACCACACGATCTCGGCATGGTCTTTCTGGTAGTTCTTTGTCATGGTCTCGCTGGCGTGGCCGGCGATCTTCTGACCGTCCTTCCCGGCTTTCTGATACAGGTGCAGCGACAGCGCTCGCACTTCATGGAAGCCCGGCATTTCCTCTTCCTTCCATCCCTTGTAACAACCCGCCGCATCCCGGGCCTCCTTGAAGGCTCGCGTCAAATATCGCTCTTCGACCTGCGTCCAGTGGTCCTTCGTCTGCGCCTGCTTCTGCTTTTTGCGGTCTGGGCGGCGATGGATCAGGTAGGGCGAGACGATGTCATCCCGGCACCGGCTGATAACCGCCTGGAGTTCTTCGGTTACTTTGAACCGGATCCACGCCGCGTCGCTGGCCTTAGCCGTCTTCTGCTGAACCACATACAAAAACCCTTCTCGAACACCATCGAACCGCATATTCAAGATGTCCGTCCGGCGCTGCGCGGTGATCAGCGCCAGGTCGATTGCGTTCTGCAGCCAGAACGGTGACTTCTCCCGGATGGCCTTCAGGCCTTCGACGGTGTGTCGCTTGCGCTGCTTCTTCTCAATTCGATTAATGGTGCTGGCGGCCGGGTTGTCCGGGCACAGGCCCTTGGCCGCTGCGTGGTTGAATATGTCGATCAGCAGCGCGCGGCACTGGTTGGCAGTGCGCGGTGTGAGGGCGTCCAGCATCTCCGCGATCATGCGGATCGTGATCTGATCGATGGCTTTGCCTTCGAACTGTTTCCGGAAGCGCCGGAAGTGCACGGCGTACAGTCCCAAGGTTCCTTTCGCCAGCTCCCTCGGCGGCAGAACGTCGCGTTCGTATGCGTCAAGGAAGCCGGCAAACGATTCTGATGTGCTGCCCATCACGGCGCCGACCAGGTCAGCGCCGCGCATGAACTCCAGATTCAACTGCTTCGCGGCGTCGATCGCTTTGATCCGGTCAGAGCCGAACTGGAACCACTTACCGTCGGTGGGTCGGCGGTAGCGATAGGTTGAGCGCCGCGAATCGAAGTACAGGTTCTGCGGTAGGCTCTTGTTCGCCTTGTTGCGCGGCCGTGGGACCATCATGCAGCTCCTTTCAATACCATCGCGACCAGGTCATTGCCGTCCGAACGGCTGAACGCGGTCCAATCAACGTACCAGAGTTTGCCGATTTGCTCGCCGGGCACCTTGCCGTTGCGGATGTAGTTGCGGATCGCCTGGGGGCAGGGTGGTGTGCCGTTTTCACCCCAGCGCCGGCGCTGGAATTCACTGATCTTGATCAGCTCTTTTTTCATTGGTGATGCTCCATGCCGCGCGTGGCGGCAGAAGGTGGCTATTTGATATTTGTTTCGTGCTTGGATATGATTGGCATGCGTTGGCTGAGTGGCTTAAAGCACCAGATTGATACTCTGGCGTGTGAGCAATCGCACCACTGGTTCGAATCCAGTACGCCCCGCAAAGCCCCTTCCAGAAATGGAGGGGGTTTTTTTATGCTTTCTTGAAAGGTTCTCGATCGATCCAGCGGGATAAGCGCTGAATCAACAGCCCATTAATTTCGAGTTAGCGCATTCCTCGCCTGCCGTACACCGGCAGGCTGTTGAGTTGTCAATTTTGGGTTTACAACTGGATGAGTTCGGCGGGGACTTTCACGGTGTTGCCACGTTTGGCGAAGACCACGGCGCGGAACACTGCGATGGTTCGGGTTTCGCCGGGCTGGCGGTTGAACGGGTCGTTTGTCGCGTCGGCCAGCCACGGGTCGCTCTGGCCAGCCTCGCACCATACGCCGTACTTCATGATCAGGCGTTCGGCGTCAGACAGGGCGAAGAGATGCAGTTGACCGGTGCCGGGCTGCTGATCACCCTCGATCGCGTTGATTGCCCAGTCCAGCGCCGGGCCGGTCAGTACCTCGGTGCGGACGCTGACTAGGCGGCTCATCGCCTGCGGCCTTTGGCTCGCTCGGCCAGCTCACAGTCGACCGCCAGTTTCAGCAGGTTTCGCGTGGTTGGCCTGAAGCGACCTGTGTCTGGATACCCCTCGGATTGGTGGCCGTCGGGGTGAGCTTCGAACGGCCCATGCCAGCACCAATTCATTTTCCAGTCAGCCCACACCGTGTAAGCATCCATCCCTTCGCCCCAGTAGTCGGTGCCCCCGCCAACACTCAGGCAATGCCTGACGCTCGAATTCTGGTCGTAAGCCAGTTCGGATTTCTCATCGTCTCGCCATGCCTTGCCATACAGCGCGGGGTGGAGCTGAACGAGGCGCTTACTGAGCTTCTTCTCGATGCGTGCTTTCATCGCCACGGCCCCCGGTAGATCAGGTAGGCCACGTAGAGCGGGGAGAAGATCATGGCGTCACCTTCTGGCCGAGCAGCACATCGCTGACGACCTCCCATAGTTGAGCGGGCGACCACTGGCACCGGTCGAAGTCGGTGTCGGGCTCGATGCCGACGCGACATGTTGAGTGCGCGCCCGCAGGGTAATCACCGCGCTTGGCCATGATCGTCGCCACTCGGCCATCGCCGCCGGGCTCCGTGCGGTGGTACTTGTACGCCAGGGTGTTGTAGTCGTTGCCGGCGGTGATGATGATCGTGCCGTCCGGTACGAGATCGGCCCGGCCATCTGGTGTCCATGGCCTGCCTCCGCCCGCTGTCCGTGCCCCCTCGTGCAGGTACAGCATGTACTCGCCGGCATCATGGTAAACAATCTCAAAGCAGTGATTGATCTGCTTGCCGGCGATGACACGCGAGGTGAAGTTGAAGCGGTGGTCGTGGATGGCCGAATGTTCGAAGCAGGCCCGGCGCGGTAATTCAGGGTGCCAAACGTGCAGCCGCTGGTTGCCCTCAAGCTGAACCTGCACGAACCCGAGGCCGTGCAGGGTGATCTTGTCGGTCATTACATCATCGATGATCATCAGTAATCCTCCCAGTTCAACCCCTGGATGTATTCGCTTGGGATGGTCACGGCCTCGGTCGGCACGGTGCTTTCGACTTCATGGTTGCCGAAGTACCCGATTGCTGCCTTCGCGCGCTCCATGGACAACTGGGCATGCTTCATCTGCCATGCTTTGCGGGCCTTGTACGAGCGCAGTGCCAGCGCCTTGTCGGTGTAGGCGAAGCGCCGGCCCCATTCGCCGCCATCCTTCAGCACACGCTTGCGGTACTGCTTCAGCAGGGCTTCACGCTGCGAGCCACCGAAGAGGTTGATGTGGAATTCGCTCACGATGTACCAGCAATGATCGGTTTCGCCGATAACCACGTACTTTTTGCAGGTGACTTCCAGACCTTTCGGGTCGAGCTCGTCGACGTAGCGATAATGGTCCGGGCCGAGTTTTATCTTTTCCATGGTCGAGCTCGTCCTTGCCGCTATAGCGGCTGACTTTGAAGGGGGGGGTAAAAGAATGTGTTGCTGTTGTGATGGCATTTGTATATCAAGTAACAGCTATCACTCTTCCAAAAATGGAGCTTTGCGCATGAGTCATAATTTTGATGGTTGCGAGTTTGAGGACAACGGTACTGGCATCAGGGTTGAAGGCGATGTTGAACTGAATGTTAAAAATTCAAAGTTTCGAAGAAATAATATTGCTGTCGATATCCATCGGCCGGATTTGATGAGGAAGGTAGGCCTCCCTGAGAACACACCATTCGATCTAGTGAAAGAATTGTCCGAAGCAATCGTCAAGGCGCAGGCTATCTCCGCTGAAGAACAACTGAACGTAGCCAAGAAGTCCCGACTGACCGATTGGCTTAAAAACACCGGACACGTCGTAAAAACTGCAAAAGATCTCGTAGACATTGGCATCAAGATCGCAGGGCTCCTGGGCTGAATCAGTCTTTGCTATCCGTGTAGGTGCGCCATGGCACCTTCACTCCGTTGACCAGAAAGCCCCAGTCACCACGCCACTTGCTGGTGATGAACAGGGTGTAGACGCCGCCGGGTGAGACCTCGTCGATACGGTGGTACTCGCCGTGGTTGAGGCGGGCGGTGTCGCCCGGGTTTCGAGTCTTCATCGACACCTTGAAGAGGTCGTCCAGCCCCTCAACCCAAAGAAGAGGGCCGGGCTTAGTTATGTCGGCGATGCCTGCAGGCTCCAGCCGCTCCTCGGTGTAAGAGCCGCGCAGGATGACCGTGCGGGCGTTCCACGGGTGGTCGTGCAGGTCCCGGTCTTCGTCGTGCCGCATGATGTGGTGCACGCGGAACGACCACGGGCACCACCACAGCGCTGGCTTGTGGGTTTCGCGGGAGTAGGGGTTGAACAGCCACCAGCGCCCCATGTACATCTCGGTGCCGTCGGCGGACATGATGTGTTGGTACGGGGTGCGCTGGGCGCGGGCGATGATCCGGGCGGCAACCGCCGGGCGCGCAAGCAGCTTGGCGACCAGGCGCCAGAACAAGTTGATCACGGGGAGTCCTTGCCGGGCCATGCCCGGGCGGTGGAGTGGATTGATTTGAACTGCTGATTCCACCAGGTGCCGAAACAGCTACCACCCAGAGGACATAGCGATGACTGAAGAAAAGAAGAACGAGCCCGAACAAGAAACCCCGGCGCACTCCACCGAGGAAGAGCGGGAACGCCTGAAGGACTTCAACAAGGACGGTATTCCGCCTGGTTCGAGCTGATCATCAAGCTGCACGCGCTTGGCGTTGTTCCGTACGCCATGGGTCGTTGGCCCTGGCCAGTGCGGCCATCGGCGGCGGGCTGACGCTGTTGCCGCACATGTGCACCTGCTGGGTCTTGGTGAACGGCTTACCGTCGGCGCCGTGGCTGATGATGTAGTCCGCCGGGAAGCCTTGAGCTTTGTACAGCTCGGACGGCTTCAGCATCCGCAGGCAGATGTCGACGATCACGTAGGGGGTGCCTTTCACCATCACGGTGACCATGGCCAGGCGGTCCTTGGTGGTGATCGTCGGCGCCGGCGAGTCGCAAGCGCTGATGTTCTCGGTGCCGTAGTAGCTGATCAGGAACGCCGCGACCCGCAGGGCACCGGCTTCGTGTTCCGGTGACAGGGTGAGCGACACCAGGGAACTCTTGCCGCCACCACCGGCGGTGATGGTGGGCGCCGGATCATCAAGGCCCTGGCCAATGCTGCCGCCGAATGCCCGCTCCATGAATGCACTGACCAGCCCGTGGTGCTGGCCGCCTGCGCTGACGGTGTGCAGCGGGTCGTTAACGTCCCGTGCATCGCAGTTGCCGCGCAGGTGCACCAGATTCGCCGCCACCAGCTGCTGCTGGCTTCCGGTGTTGGTGACCGTGGTCATCGGGTCTTCGATGCTCTTGGCGTCGGTGGTGTTGAAGCCGCCATTCATCTGGGCCATGAACACCGTGGAGATGCCCATGGCATGTGCGGCCCCGGCCGGGCGCTGATAGTTGCCGCCGCTGGTGATGGTCGGCAATGGCTCGTCCAGCGCCTTACCCGCATCGTTGAATCGGAACTTCACCAGGTGCGCGACTGCGAGAGCGTGCTTCACGCCGCCAGCGACCACGGTGCCCAGTGGTTGATCCAGACCAGGCGCTCGCGGCGCCTGGCCAGGCCGCTCGCCGTACCCCGACTGAATCAGTGTGGGGCTGATCAGCGTCAGCTCGCCGCGATTGGCGCAGGTCACCGTCGGCAACGGGTCGAGCGGGTCGTTAATTCGGTCGCTACCTTGGTGCGTTGCCGGTGCGATCACCGGGCTGACCACCGAGAACGCGCCGCCTTTCGGGTAGGAGGTGATGGTGCGCAGCGGCTCGTCGGCCGACTGCACCGTTTCCCCTGACCAGTTGGCAATCGGAACAATGAACGGCGCTGCGCTATCGATGACGAACTTCTTCATGCCTTTGGCAACGCGGCGCAGGGTCGCCGGGGCCAGGTCTTTCTTGCGGCCGAAGATGCTTTTTCCCAGGTCGGTGAAGTCGATGCAGTCAGCGGCTGTTTTCCACTTCTGCTGGCCCTTGCCCGGGTTCTTCGCGTGGGTTGGCTCAGGCCACACGATCGGCTGGCCGTCGCACCGTGCGATCATGAACAGGCGTTCCCGGCTGGTGGGCGCGCCGAAGTCGCACGCCTTGATCACCTTCCACTCAACGACATAGCCCATGCCTTCCAGCAGGGCTACGAAACGGCGCCAGGTCCGGCCGCGCTGCTTTGGATCGGGAATAAGGAACTGCTGGCCCACCGGCACGACCTCGCCAGGTGCAGCTATATTTCCGTCCAGCTTCACCACTCGCCCGGTGGCCTTGTCGCGCTTGGCGATCAGTCGGCCCCATTGCAGGATCTGTTTCACGTTCTCCAAGCTGATTACCCGGGGCCGCTTCTTGCCTCCCCACTTGAGGCCGATCCACGACAGGTTGCGGATCTCGCGCTTGCGCGGCTGGCCGCCGGCAGCCTGGCTGTGGTGGGTGCAGTCCGGCGACATGTGGAACCAGCCCACGGCCTTACCGCCGCACTCGGTGTCCGGATCACCCTCGAACACGTCGGTGGTGAAGTGCTTCGCGCCCGGGTGGTTCACGGTGTGCATGCTGATCGCTTGCGGACTGTGGTTCTTCGCCACGTTTACCGTGCGGCCCAGGCCCATTTCCAACCCGGTACCGGCGCCGCCACCACCACAGAAGAAGTCGACAACGATCTCATCGTCCTGAGGGTTGAAGCCGAGTCCGTATTGGGTTTTGAAATCGAAGGGGTGTTTCTTCTGTTGTGCGGACATAGTGGATCCTCGCCGGTATAGTTCCGGGATCTACAGGGGAGTGGGTTATGGATTTTGTTGCGATTTGGGATAGTTTCTTGTGCTGGGTCGAGCTTCACCCGGGGCTGGCATCTTGGATGCAAGCTGTTGGCGCTATTGTTTCGATATGGGGTGCTTTTGCGATCAGCCGATCTCAGCAAAAAGCCCAGCTAAAACAAGCATCGAAAGCTGCGCTAGACAAATCCGAGGCGTTGCTAGCTGTTGTAGAAAGCGCCGTAATGTTTGTTATTACTCTTGGCGATTTTGTGCAAAAAAGGCCTGCCCCCATTGTCTTCAAAGAGAACTGGAAAATTGTTAACCGCCAGTGGCTTGAGTCGTCTATTTTCTCGTTGAGCCAACTACCCGCTCACGAGTTGGGAAGCGGCGAAATGGTCCGCGGATATTTCGGCATCATGGGCGCTGTCAACGATATCGGTAGGCTCATAGATGGAGCAGTTCGTGCCGATGGTTTTGACGATCATGAGTTTGCATATATGTACGACGAGGTTCTGAAACAAGTTAGGTTTGTCGAGTCCTATTGGAGGGGATTCCATCAAGCGGCGTATCGAAAACCAGACAAGGCGGCCTAGGGGGCGTTAACCACCGCAATAGCCAGAGTCGCACTCTGCTGGAAACATCTGCATCTGATCTCTCGGCCTGGGCGCCGCCGCCCATTGCACGACAGCCCGGATTCCGACAGCACCTTTGCGGCGCGCCGTGCGGAACATCACCCGTGGCTTCCCCTTTTTGGTGAAGCCCAGATCCTTCTCGGTGATGTCGATCAGCTTTATGCGATCCTCGGAAAGCAGCCGAATGTCGTCGATATTTGCGTTGATACACGGGTAGCACTCAAGCGACCGGTGAGGAAGAACCTCGAATCCGGCGAGATGCAGTAGAGCGTCACGCATCTCATCTGTGTGCCGCACCAGAGGCTGCCAAAGCTCCCGACCGCCGTGCCGCTCCGATTCGTCCACATACTCGGGTGCATTTGAGCGATGCTTGCTCTCGCTGCGCCGCACCCCAGTCATCGCCGTGGCTGCTTTGCCGGGGTCGTTGGCGTCGAGCCACTCCAAGGCGGGAAGCACCTTTAGTTCCGCAGTGCAGAATTGACCCTGTCCGCCGGCGCCTGGCCAGCCGCGTTTCCGTTTTACCAGTTCGAGCATCCCCTCCGACTCGGTGCGTGCCGTGCTGAATCCATAGCTGTGAGCCAGCGCCTCGCCCTTGGCTACACGGTCGGCCCACCAACTGGCGGACCAGCCAGTGTCGGAATAGAGGCACACAACATCCTTCAGGCCGCGCTCGTGCGCCCACTGGATGAGGGCGATGGAGTCGTTCCCGTAACTGCAGAACAAAACGTGCATAGGGGATCCTCGCCGGCTGGCGTGATTCGTTGATATGGGGTATTACGGGTGACCGACATGGAGCCGGATCAAGGAGCGGTTATGAGCAAAGAGCGTGAGATCGCATTGGAACAAGCACTGATCGCGGTGATTGGTGCTGCTGAAAGCAAGGGGATCAACACCAAGGATCTTTTGGACCATGCCACTGCGCTTATCCTGGGGCATAGCCCATACCGCCGAGTCGACCACCCCTACGTGGACATGGCGTGCAAGGAGATCAGTGACGCGCATGCGACGGCTCTCACGCTCAAGCCGTAATCGATGAGGTTTAGGCGCTGGCGCGCTTGAGCTGCTCGGTCAGTTGCGTTGGAAGGCCACGCAACGTCAGCGTGCCGCCGGCTTCGTCGAACTCGATCTTGTCGCCCAGCAGGTGCGACTCGAAGCTGATTGACATGCCCTCGGCCCGTCCGGTGAAACGCCGGAATTTGTTGAGCGTCTTCTTGTCCGGGGGCAGGGTCTCGGAAAGCCCGTAGTCTTTCGCCTTGATGAAGTCGTAGAAGTTCTTTGGCCGGTCTTCGTCGATCAGGCCAGACAGTTCGTCGAGGGTGATTGGCTCGCCCATTTTGGCCTGGGCCATTGAGTAGCTGACCAGGGTGTGCGTCTTCTCCCGGGCTGACTCTTCTGGCAGATCCTCGCTTTCAACAAAGTCATTGAACGCCTTGAGCAGGGTCCTGGTCTCGCCTGGTCCGTCGACACCCTCCTGGCAGCCGATGAAGTCGCGGAAGTAAACGTTCAGCCGCCGGCCCGGCTTGCCCTTCAGGTACGAGATGTACTGCTTCGACTGCTTGTTGTTCTGCCATTCGCTGATGTTGATGCGCGCGGCCAGGCGGATGTGATCCAGGTCCAGGCGCTTAACTGTCATCAGGGCCAGTTCTTCGGTCATGGTCACCGCTTCGGTTTCTTGTACCAGGGCGATGACCAGGTAATCGGTCATGCCTTGTTGGTAGTGGCAGAAGAGGGCGTGCCCGCCGGTGGTGAGGTTCGACTCTTCCATCAGCTTGGTCAGGTGTTCAACGGCGGTGGTGCTGAACGACAGGAAGTCGGTGTCGCCGGCAATGTACTTGCCGAGCCAGCCGCTGAAGGGATGCGCGCCCGATTCAGGATGGAAGAAGCCCCAGGCCTTTCCGGTCGTGGCGTTGTAGCTTTCGTTGAGCTGGCTCAACAGGTCTTCGCGGGCCCCGCTGTCGATCTGCTCAGCACCAGCCAGGTGCAGCGTTGCAGGTGTACCGTCGGGCTTCTTGTCGATCTTGTGGATGACGCTGTGGCGAATGGGCATTGCGTTTACCTCAGGTAGGCGCCGCCCTTCGTGACCGGAGGTGGCAATTTGGTTATATTTCGCGTTCATATACGCAGGCTGCGGACAAAAGGAGCAGGGAATGGCAAAACAAAATGCAAGTCGGTCGGTTAAAGAGGCAGTTGTAGGGCTGGAAGAGGGACTGACCAGAAAATGCTTTATCGTCACCCCGATCGGCTCTGATGCATCTCCAACGCGAAGGGCTGCCGATGGCCTAATCAATGCAGTTATGAAACCTGTTTTAGAGAAAATGGGATTCGAAACGTTTGTAGCTCACGAAATTGCAAGTCCTGGTTCAATAACTCGTCAAGTGATCGAACATATAATTTATGACGACTTAGTTATTGCAAATCTTAGCGAGCTTAATCCCAATGTTATGTATGAGCTTGCCGTAAGACATTGTGTTGGTTTGCCTATCGTTGTGTTGGCTGAGAATGGCACGCGACTTCCATTCGATATTTCAGATGAGCGCACTGTTTTTTTTCAAAATGACATGTATGGCGCAGTTGACCTTGTTCCCCGTTTAGAGGCTGCTATAAACGCGGCTCTAATGATTGGGGAGCCTGATAATCCTGTTTATAGGGTTACGCAAAGTCGGGTTCTCAGGGAGTCGGTAGAGCCCGATGACGCACAAGCTTTTTTAATCAAAAAGCTTGACTATATTGAGTCCTTCATCGGCGAGGTGAAACTGAGGGGCGTATTACCGCCGTCGCCACCTCTGCCATCATCACGGGAACTAGAAACGGAAAATAGTTATCTTGTCCATATTGTTGACGGTGATGCGGATAAAAATCTAATCTATGATTTCTTAGGGGTTATTCCAGGTGTCGTAAGCGTTAAGAATGTAGTAAGTCAATCCGCAAAATTGTCTTTTATTGTCAACTCCAATCTTACAATTGGGTCATCCGAGCTAAACCTTTTGGAAGAAACCTTCAATGTTTCAACAAAGCTACTCAAAAGAAGGCCTGGAACGTCTAATTATGCTCCAGTAAATAGGTCTTAGCGGACGGGAAGCCTTGATTGGTTTTTGCATCTTCCAGGGCGCTGTCAATTTCATCTTCGGCTGTTGCGTATATTTTTTATTCCGCTGGCCAGCAATAGGGCTCAGGTTTGACGTTTGCGTTGCTGGGTGCGGACTATGCGGCGCATGAATCGACCTTCACTTGGTGCCAGGCGCCGACGGCTTCGAAGATGCGTGCGCCGTGTGCCTCGTCCAGCGATATCGCTTCAGGAATGGCGATCCAGCCCGATGCCACCATCTGGCTCTGGTTGGCTTCGTCGCGCAGTTGTTTGTAGCAATGCTCGATCACTTCTTCCAGGTGGTCGGAGAGGTAAGCGCCATCGGGCGCCACCTCCACCGATTTGCTGTAGCGGTCCCCGCGGGCGTCGATGCAGAGAGCGCTGAGATAGATCGTCCACCGGTGGGGGATGCCGCAGAAGGCCTGGCCAATCTTCCCTGGCGCGATGTTCTTCAGCGACTTGTAGTTGATCATGCCCTGTCGGCCGCTGGGGTCGATGTTGACCACCGCTACGTGGTTGGCGGCCAGCAAAGACCGGCAGGAACGGTCAATGCGCGCCTTGAGATTGTGCGGTTTGCGTTTGCTCATAATGCCTCCGCGAGTTTGCGCAGCGCCTTACGCTCGGCCCGGGTAATGGGCGGCTTTCGGCGCTTGAGGATGGTTTCGGGATCGATCTTGGTGGAGCGGGGCGGTGGCGGCGGGTTGATCGATGGGCTCTTGCCTTGGTAGATCGTCCCGCCGGCGGCTAGGAACAGTGCGGTTCGTTTCGCGATTGAATCAACGTGCTGCCGCTGTTCCTCGACGAGGCTTAGGTGGTTGCTGACGTACATGGCGACCTCACTTGATTCGGATTGAACTATCGCCTCGCTCCAAGTGAGCCCAGGTAGGTTCGGGTAGAAGCTCGTGTTCAGCATCTTCACCGGCTGCCATGCGCTTGCGCACCGCTTCGTTATGCTCGCGGATCTCCTTGAGCTTGGCGGCAATGGCCTTTTTGTCCGGAGCAATGCTCGACTTCACAGTGGTCAATTCGTCCGGCACTGCATCTTCGTTGTCCACGATCACCCGTTCGCTGCCCATGGCGAGTGTGATGGTGAAGAGCGGACGCTTGATCGACTTGATGTTGGCGGCTTCCATGTTTCGGCGCAGGTAGTCGCTGATCTGCGAAACGCTGTTGGACTTGATTCGCTTGAGTTCAGCAAGGCGCTCGATTTCGTTGTCGATGGCCGTCACGTCGCTTTCGATATTGCGGCGCAACATAACGATGTTGTCAGCCTTGATGTTGAAGTCGCCTTGAACCTCGTCCATGGCGTGCTGCAGGGCCTCTTTCAATCCTTCATCATCGGTGTCGGCCATGGCCTGGAGTTCGGCGAGCTTGCCGGTGAGTTCGTAGAGTTGAGTCATGCTGCTGCCTCCGTGCCTTTCTCAAGGCTGGCTTTGCGTTCTTCGAATGCACGAGTGATGCGCGCGATGAAGGCTGGTTCATTGCGGCGAGTAGCTTCGCGGATGTATTTCACGTTCAAGGTTTTCAGTTCGTACGTCGTGACGGCCTTGCCGATGGTCTCAACTGCTGAGGCGAGCCAGTCCACGCGCTCCTGCTTCTGCCGAAGGATTTCAGCGTCCTTGTCGTCGGCGTTTGCGATCGCTTCCTCTTCTTTGAGTTGCGTGACATACGCGTCGTCATCGAATAGCCCGAGGAACACGTCGGCGCTGAATCCGAGCATCGAAAGCGATTTCTTGATTGCGTCGGTAAGCGATTTTTTTGGCGCTTCGCCGTCAGTGGTCATGCCGTAGGTCGTTTTGTACTGATACCGAGTGCAGCCGTATTGCTCGATCTCGCCGCGCTGGCCGTCCTGCATGAACCAAAGGGCGATTTTGACTGTGTGACCAATTTCGCGACCTATGCATGCGCGCTTGTCGCCTTCTCCAATGAAGATTTCATGACCCTCGTCGAAGCGTTCTTCGACGATCCTCCAGCCCCAACCGATACCGACCGGACCAAATAACTCGGTGGCCTTCATGGCCATCGCGGTACCGCTCAAGCTGGTGATGTCCTGGCCGTTGACCTTGGCTTTCTTGGTGAACCTAGTGTCGGTCTTATCGACCTTGTTCCAAATATGCATGTTCTGTTCGGACATGGTTGTTCTCCGCGCCACCGGAGAGGGGCGCTGTAGGTGTTTAGGAGGTGATCTGATCAGCGAGGGCGCTGAGGAACATCAGGAAGGTGCAGAGGGCGATGGCGGAGAAGGAGCCGCGCCAGATGAGTAGGCGCCGGGTGCGCTGGTGGGTGGTCAAGGCCTAACCCTCACCGCGATGCGCCCGCCCTTCATGGTTGCCGCAAGGCGCTTGGGCAGCGTGGCCACGGCACGCTCACGCGGCTGGCCGATCACTTCATTGAAGGGAAGGCCGAAACCCAGCATGATCAGTTTCGACTCAACGTCGTCGAGTTGCTCGTCGATCAGTGATTTAACCGGTGCGGTGGTCATGCGGCCTCCTTGCGGTGCCTGGTGATTTTCAGCAGGCGCTGGCAGTAGTGGTTGAATTCTTCGACGGTGATTGCGTCGCCGGTGAGCATGCTCGTGATCATCCGCGCCACGACCGCTTGGGCGCCGGGCTCGCTGCTGGGATGCTCAAGCGCTTCAAGTGCCTCATCGATCAGGATGTGCGGGCTCATACATCGGCATCCACGTCGTCTTCGCGCTCTTCCCGTTCCGCCGCTATCGCGTCTTCGGCATACGGCCTCAGCAGCGCGACGGCGATCTTCTCGACCGCTTCAATTGGCCGTTGCTGGCCCAGCAGGTCTGCGGCGTGGGCCCTGGCATCGCTCTGGTTGCCGAGCATTGCCGACAGCAGCAGGCGGGCAAACGAATCACGCTGGTCCAGGCCGTCGATCTGGTGCTGGTTTAGGTGACCCTGCAGGACCGTGCAGAACCGTTCGAACGTCACGACCTGCGGCTGGCCGTAGCGGCGCTTCCACTTGATGTCGACGCCGCACACCAGGCGCTCCGCCGAATGCTCAAGCCAGTCAGTCACCTCGTCGCTCTCGCTGACCTCTGGAGGCAGCTCAGCGTCGAAACGCTCCTGGCAAATATTCAATGCTGCGTTCATGGTCGCCTCCAAGGTGGCGGGTTGTTCACCTGTATTCGTCAACACTCATGCCTCCCGCTGGTTGCCGATGGGCGCGGGGGAGGAGTGCTGACGTAATAGAGGTGGGGAAGGGGGCCGCGGGATGCCGGCGGAAGAACGTCAACAGTCTGCTAGGATTCAGGCTGCTACCCGGGAGAAAGGCAGAGCCTTTTTGCCCGCGATGAATGACTACTTAGGGCAAAGACATGTCGGTCTACACAGTTACCATCCCGTGTTTCGCGCAAATGCTGCGAGCTTTATCGTCACTTTTGTCTAAGGGCGAGGCTTCTGCTCTAGAGCGTGGTTACGACTCGCAGATTCTGCTTGGAGCCCGGCTAGCACCGGATATGCACGATCTAGCCCGGCAAATTCAGTACGCTTGCACTCAAGCCCAGGAAGCGGTGCAGCGGCTTACAAAGCGGCCGGTTAGTTCGCTCGCCCCTCCGGAAAATATGGCGGCAGCGAAGGAGCTAATCGAACGCACTTTGGTAGTTCTTGAATCAGCGGACCGTGCTCAGATAGAGGAAGGGGCCGAGCGTAAAATCGCTATCGAGTTACCAAACGGCATGGCTTTCGATATGACCGGCAGCGAATACGCCGTGAATTGGGCTACTCCACAGTTTTACTTCCACCTGGTCACGGCTTACAACATCTTGCGCAATAACGATGTACCTCTCGGGAAAGCCGATTATGTACAGCACATGTTTGCTTATCTGCGAAAGTAATCTCGCTGCCTGAAATCCGCTGAATCCACATCGGATATAGCTCGAATCCCTCCGAGTGTTGCCCGTCTTCGCCGCGGCAAAATCCGCTCAGGCTCAGGACAAGGTGGCCACCCTGCTATCACAGGAGGGCCGAGCTATATCCGATGCGCTCTCATAGAGAGGATCGGGCAGTTAACGACAGGGCTGTCGTGGCGCTGGTTGTTCAGTCGTAAAGCCCGTAGCTCAGGTCATCCGTATCGCAATCGATCAAAAGTATTGCGTTGCCGAAGTACAGGGCTGCCAACATGCGCTCCCACTTCGAATAAACCTGCATGTTGATGGCTAACTTTTTGTCATCCAGCTTTGCGCTGTAGACCTCGCCGAAGGCGATGGTTGGTTTCCACCGATCGCCGGTTTCACGTTCGCCTTTGATGCTCACGTGCAGAGCATGTTTCAGGCTGTAGTTGCTGCGTGAGGATGACGAGTAGTGGCTGCTCCGGTAACTGCCTTCTGGCTCCGGATCGAAGTAGATGTGAAGTGTTTTGTGTGAGTAGCTGCCACCTCCTTCCTCAACGCGGATTTCCGGGCGCTCCCATTGGTCTTCTGCGGCGCTGTCCTTGTGATGCTCGATGAATTCGTCGAGCAGGGCCTTCAGCGATACCTCGCCAGCTATCAGGCCATCGCCGGTAAGCACCTCAGTGATCGAGTTGTCGGCCTGCTCCAAGATGATTGCGCCCAGGCCGGCCGCTTCCCACCGCTGACGAAGCGCATTCGCGACGACTGCGTTGTAACGCTGAAGGTCGAACACGTCTGAGACGTTGGCCGGCAACGCAGCCTTGACAGCCTCCTTGATGTCTCCGCCGAAATCGCCGTAGGAGCGGAAGGTGTCGCTAACAACTTCTTTGAACAGCTTCTCGATACCCTCGTCGATCAGCTCGCGCGGGCGGTCTGACTGGGCGTATGCAGTGACGCGCTCGGCAAGCAGCGCTTGAAGGGTTTGTTCACTCATTTGAGGCTCCGTGCTTGATGGGTTGTTTTCCCAATGCACCCGACCGAACTGCAGTTGGGTGCATCAGTGAAAACTTCCGCCGTGACCCGCTACTGGCGTCGGTCACCGGCTTGAATCAAATGTTCTTCCAGCCGCGGGCCTCTCGGCTTGTTCTCCCGCTGGATAACTGTTCTTGGCGCTTTACGCTGCACGCCCGGGTCAGTTGCCAACCCTTTGAACCGTTTAGGCCGGTTCATCGCTGCCTTTGAATCTGGGCCGGTATTGATCCGGCAGGGGGTGTAACCAAAGAGCGGCGGGCGGAGGCCCTTCGCAGTGGCTGTGTGTCGCTGCGATGGAATGAATATAAGTGAGCTTATTTTATTCGTCAATAAGCATGCTTATATATTTTCCTGCGGGCGATAAAAAGCCCGCTCAGCGGCGGGCTCTTTCACAAGTCACAGTATTCTCGCCAACCGATCCTTACGGTGTCGCCGTTCAAGCTCTCGATGCGAATGCCGGCGGTATCTCCGATCTCCTGGATGACCTGGTGCCAGGCCTCGGAGCTTTCGTCCTCTCGCCTAGAGACGACGACGGCTTGCACCTTCTGCACGCCTGGGGCGGCAATGATGCGCTGTAGACGGCGACCTACAAGCTCGTAGGAATTACGTTGCTTTGCCGTGGGGTAGGGTGCCTGGATCATGCTTCGCTCCTTGCGATAACTGTATGAATGAACAGTATTCTTGCTGGCAAATATTGGCAAGAGGGCAGCAAGAAGTTTCATGCATAAATGCATATTTCTGTTGCCGGAGAGTTTTGGGGCAGGGTCGCGTCAGACAAATTCGCAGGTATAGAGAAGCTTGCTCACTGACTGGCCTGGATAGAAAGCCAGTAGCGACCCAAGTAGGAGCGTAGTACGGTCCGCTTTCAACAAGTTGCCCGGTCCGTCGCTTGGTAGACCACGGAGCGGGACACTCATGGCATGGAGGTCAAATGGACGTTACTCGAGAGGTCAAGAAAGAAGAATTGGATGCAGCCCTGGTAGCGTTTGCCCGTTACAAAATCGGGGAGATAAGAATCTTCGACCTGGAGGAGGCAATGAGCTTTGAAGTAGGCGAGGCCCTATCCAGAAGCGGGCTGGTCAGGTTTTCAATTGCGAAGATGGTGTCCGGTCGTTATCGCATCAGCGATGAAGGGGAGAATGCGATCACAGATGCCGGTCGAGATCGCCTCAAGGTGATCCGAGGATGACGCGGCTTTTTGGCGAAGGATAGGCAGCAAGAGCCCGCTCAATGGCGGGCTCAGATCGGGTAGGGCGTCAGTCCGGCCCTTGGGCCTTCAGCTTTGCCAAGCCCTGCTTGATATACCCGGCATTCTCGCCGATCGTCTCCAAAGCGCCACGTACGTTGCCGCCGACCTCGGCATTGCCTTGTTCTTCGACGAGCAGCGTAAACTCCATTAGTGCAGCCTCCAGGGCGAGTTGGTTCTCATAGATTCGCTCAAGGGTGTCCGGGAGAGAATATTCGGGATGGGGCATAGCTTTGGCTCCAGTCATTGATGCTGGAAGAGTAGTCGACGGCTGCTTGGGAGCGCGAGCAAATCGCAGACAAAGAAAAGCCCGCGATGGGGAGTAGCGGGCTTAAAGGGATGTTCTCTAGGAGCTGGGGTAACCATAAGCGCCCGACTGTGAAAGGGATGTGAAATGTGTGCTCAGTAGGACGTCGCGATTGCCTTGGCGAGTTGCATATCGGACATGAGGGGCGACCTATAGCTCAATCGATAGTGTCGAGATGCTTGCTCAAACTGGGCGCCGCGAATCTCTCCGTCCGAACCGATGAACGTCAGGGCGTCGGTCTTGGCTGACTTGAAAACCTTCGGCGGCTCGGTCGTGAGGGATGTGGTTGCGCCAATTAAAATGGTTGGCGCGGAGATTGTGAGAAATATCGCGGCAGCGATAGGGTTGGCGCCATCACCTGATACGGCCTGCGTGCTGACCGATGCCAGTAGGGCGATCGCCAGGGTCTTCCATGAGTCCATTCTTCGTTGCTTCCATTGCGTCCAGGGAGCGCCACAATAGCAGAGCAGGGCGCTTGCCAGAAACAAGAAGCCCGGCGCTTGGCTGGGCCCCCGATTGTTCGGAATCAAGTTTCTGTAATGAATAGCCTGTGCAACTCCCCGTCCTTGAAGACCGGACGCGCACGCACCTTGAGGCTCGCGTGACTGCCCATAGCTTGTGTGTATGCGTTATTTGGAAAGGACAAGGCGACGTCAGTGATTTTGCCATGAACAGATCCTGAAAAACCTTCGATCTGGACGCGGCACACCCCAGTATCAACGCTAAGGGCGTAAATCCGAGAAATAACATAGTCGCCCGGATCGCCAACAGAAACTTCGCCATTTGATCGAATGGCTAGGGCCTCCGGCTCAGTAATCTCAACTGGATGATCGGAGTCCGCAAATTGCGTGATTTGATCGCAAGACTTACCAATTGGTGCCAAGGCATTCCGCATGGGAGACCTTGCTGCCTCAACCAATAATGGGAGCGTCGCGAGCAATTTCTCAGTCAGCCTTTCAGAGGATAGATGGGCATTATCGTTTGCCTTGATCAACCCGTTCGCCATCACGTGATTGAGGTCTGAAGACTGCTTAGCTTGCTCCCTTATGACCTCTACCAGCTCTTTCACGTCCGAGTTTCCCGATAGTGCTTTCTTGACATAGGCCAGAACCTGAGCGGTTAACCAGTCGAATGCCTTTTTATAGACATCCGCAAAAGCAGGCATCTGGTGTGTGATACCTGTAAGTATAACCAGTGTTTGCTCAAAAGATCCTTCTTTGGGAGGTGCTGAGAAGCACCTTATGTCGGACTGTTGGCGTGATGCCAAAACCTCGCCATAAATGCAGTAATGGCTGATGAGTCTATATAGCCTGGATGCTCCATCCACCGACTTCGCATACTGCCCGGCTTCCAGTAAATGGCGGTTGGCATCTAGCCCCTCGTACTTCATGTTCATGTGACCGGTAACACCAGTCATCTCATTCCAACCGACCATTGCACATCCCTGAATTTGAAATGACTTATTCCGATTGTGTTATTTCATTCACGTGTTTCGTCCCGCCTTCACCTCACCCTCACTCCATAGAAGTGGTTCAGCGCTATCAGCTCAGCCACCGCCACGATGGTGCAGAGCACAACGAAGCCTGGGCTGAAGACTCGCTTGCGATGGGATGAACTGCCGTCCGGCCAAATGCCAGCTTCGGTTGTGAAAACAACCATGAGTGCCAGCACTGCATAGGTCCACACCTTGTTCCAAAAGCTCTGCTCTCGCCATGCAGTCATGGGCCTACACCGGGCAGTAACATCAGGAAAACCGGCCATACCCAGGGCACTTCATTGCTGTGAGGCGATTTCTAAGAGCTTGAGTCTCGGTATATTCCGAATCCGAGGCGCCCATCTTGGACCGCAGTGCGTATTGCACGAAATCCTCAGCCTGCTGGCGATCTGCGGCTAGCTTGAAGGTACGGCATTGCTCTAGGCGCTCAGCTTCCGTCACCGGCATCGGTACTGCGTCGATCTGTTTTTCGTATTCTGTTTTTTCTTTTGGCGTGCTGAAGCAGCCGGAAATAAAAAGCGGGGCGACTACTAGAGTCGCGATCCGAAAGGCATTCATTACCACATTCCCTTGTGTATACGAGCGCTACTCAGCTCGCGATATCTCGATTTAACTTACCGCCCGGGCATACTCGCCCCGGCACACTTGCGGATCAGTAAAACTTCTGCAGCGCCTGCACGACCACGCCCACGATCCGGCAATTCTCGTCGACTGCCTCGATGGGATAGCTGGGGTTCAGCGGTTTCAGGAACAGCCGTCCGCCGTCGCTGACCAGCTTCTTGAAAGTGGCTTCGTTGCTGTCTGGCAGCTTGGCTACTACCAGTTTACCTGGTGCTGCCTCAGCTTCTGTGTCCACCAGGATTAGCGTGCCTTCGGTGATGCTCTGGCCGGCGGGCGCTGTCATCGAGTCACCTTTGACTGTCAGCCAAAACGCTGGGCCTTTGGAGTCGTACTCCGAAAATGCGTAGGTGTCCGAGATTCCAGCCGGGTAGGGCTCTACTGCTTCCGCCCAGGCGCCGGCGGCAACCCAGCTCACTACCGGATAGCGGAATGATTTGGTGGGCTGCGCCGCAATAGAGATATTTGACTCTGTAGCGCTCACACCTGTCATTGGCCCGGTATTTTCGGAGAGCCAAATAGCGTTCACACCACACACATGGGCGATCTTCGGCAAGTGTGCGCTTTGAAGGTTTTTCCCGGTCTCCAGCTGGGAGATTACCGGTTGCTCAACACCCACTTTTAAGGCGAGCGCCTTCTGCGTCAGCTTGGCGTGGTTGCGTGCGGCTTTGATTCGTTCGGCGAGTGTGCTCATCAGCTGAAATTTATAAGTTCCCTTATCGGCTTGCAAATAAGTGTCCTTCTACTTAGGATATAAGCAGGCTTATCAGGAGGGTGCTCTTATGACCCCTATCGAAAGGCTCGTCGACTTCTTCGGCGGGCAAACCAAAACCGCTATAGCGCTCGACGTTTCTCAAGCCGCAGTTTCGTACTGGGTTGCCGGGATTCACCCGATGCGCGCCGAAAAGGCTTTCAAGGCAGAAGAGTTGACCGGTGGAAAAATCACTGCTCGCGAGCTGTGTATTCCCCAAAAGGGCGCCCAGTCCGCCGCCTGACATCCCTGTCCGCCGCTCCATTGAAGCAATTCTGACTGCAACCGACCCAAGGAAAAACTAGGACATGAAAACGCTCGTACTAGAGACCCGCCGCCAAGTAATGGCGGCCGTGTCCAACGCTTTCCCTGGCGGGATGGATTGCGCAGCTGCTCGTCTTGGCATCAAGGACAAGCGCCTGGAAAACCAGATCTACGAAACCGCCGGGTGCAAGCCGCTTAGCGATGTCGAGATCCACGTATTGGAAAGGGAGACCAAGACCGAGCATCTGCCGGACTACATCTGCGCCATGTACGGCGGTGTGTTCGTGAAGATCCCGGAGGCGGGGGAGCTGGACAACGTCGACCTCTACCAGCGCTCGCTTACTGCATCTGCACAGCGCGGGGCTCTTGACCAGATGGTGGCTTCTGCCCTGGAAGACGGCGAGATCGATGCGAGCGAAGCAAAGAAGATCCGCGCCCTGCACGCTAAGTACATGTCGGCGAGCCTTGAGGCTATCGGGGCGGTAATTGAGTTGCACAAGGCCCGAGCATAAATCGCAGGCACAAAAAAGCCAGGTTCGTGGCCTGGCTTATTGCTACTTCAGCGAGGCAATAATGAATACACAATCCATCCCCGTCAATACCCCCAATAATCTCGCGCCACGTTTTTCGCAATCTGAAAACGTGGCGCGCACAATGTCATCGCAGGAAATTGCCGACCTTGTCGGATCACGCCATGACAAGGTGAAGCAATCCATTGAAAGGCTCGCTGAGCGAGGAACAATTCAACTTCCCCCAATGGGGGTAGTTAGAAATCACCTCGGCCAGTCCGTTTCGGTATTCCAAGTTGGCAAACGCGACAGCTTCATTGTGGTTGCCCAGCTGAGCCCTGAGTTCACCGCTGCTTTGGTGGACCGCTGGCAAGAACTCGAATCGAGCGCGGGGCGAGTTATTACAACGCTGCCCAACTTCGCTGACCCAGTGGCAGCTGCTCGAGCTTGGGCCGACCAGGTCGAGCAGAAGAACCTGCTGTCAGTCGAAGTGCAGGCCCAGGCCACCAAGATCCACTCCTTGGAGAACCTGTTCAAAGAAGGCATGACCCATACCCAGTTTTGCAAGGGTCTCAATGGGGTCAATGTCATGCAGGTGGGGAATTACCTGGAGTCGCGCAGCTGGCTCTACAACGAGAGCAAGTCGGGGATCCGTCACCGTGTTGGTTCGTACGCCCGCGACAAGTACATGACCGAACACCAGGTCGAAGTTACCCCGCATGGTAAAGACCCTTTCATCTCCTACACGCCGATCCTATTGAAGAAGGGCGCCGCACGCCTCTACGACCTGTACCTGGCCGGCGAGCTGCCCATGAAGAAGACCTGGGACGGCCTGTTCACCCATGACAAAGCAATGCGAGGTGCCGCGTGAGCATGGGCCTTATGGTCGCCGCGATGAAACTTCGCGTCGGAAACCCATTGCGCAAGCTGGTGCTGATCAAGCTGGCCGACAACGCGAGCGACGTAGGCGAGTGCTGGCCGTCCTATCAGCACATCGCAGACCAGTGCGAGATCAGCAAGCGCTCTGTCATGAACCACATCACTGCCTTGTGTGAGGCGGGGCTGTTGCGCAAGGAGATCCGGAAGGGTGGCCCGAAGGGGAATTCGTCAAACGTTTACTTCCTCACTCTCGACGGTGGTGGTGCACCTCCTGCACCAGGGGTAGTGCAGCAGGTTCACCCGGGTAGTGCAGCAGGTTCACACCCTAGTGAATCTCCTGCACCAGGGGGTAGTGCAGCAGCTGCACCCAGAATCAGTAACTCTCTTGAACCAGTCATGGAACCGGTCATTGAACCAATTACGCCCCAGGCTACCGCCAAGGTCGTGACGGGACAGGTCGTGCCATTCGTTCCCCAGCAACCACGAGTTGAGATTCCCGCCGACATGCCGGGGCCGAAAGACCAGACCTGCAAAACCTTTAAGGTCTGGGCGAACTACGCCATGGCCTACCGCAAGCGTTACGGCGCCTGGCCGGTGTGGAACGCAAAGATTGGCAAGCAGATGGCGCTGCTGGTTGACCGCCTTGGTGCTGACGTCGCCCACCACGTCGCCGCGCACTTCCTGAAAGCCAGCGATGCCGCCGTTCTGCGTAAGTGCCACAGCGTCAACGAGCTGCTGGTCAACGCCGAGAGCTATCACACGCAGTGGGTGACCGGGCAGCGCATCAACGGCACAACTGCCCGCCAGATGGAGCGGACGGAAGCGAACCACTCCGCAGCGGAGCAGGCCGCCCAGATGGTTTTGGCCAAACGCCAAGCAGGTGACCGCAATGAATACCTTTGAAATGAATTCCCAGCAGGTTGCCGGGCTGGCCGCTGCCATCTGCGCAACTGCCGAGGCCATGGGCCAGGAAATGAACCCGGGGACCGCCGCGATGATGGCTGAAGACCTCTGTGCCTACCCGGTGCCTGTCGTCAAGGCGGCGCTGAAGGCGTGCCGCTTCGAAGTGAAGGGCAAGCTGGCTATGGCCGACATCCTGCAACGTGTCCAGACATCCGACGGTCGTCCAGGCAAGGACGAGGCCTGGGCCATCGCCATGACCACCAACGACGAGTTTGAAACGGTGGTGCTGACCGACGAGATCCAGCTGGCTCTGGCCGCTGCGAAACCCATCTTGGATGGCGGCGACAAAATCGGTGCGCGCATGGCGTTCATCGACGCCTACCAGCGGTTCGTGGGTCAGTCCCGCGAGGACGCGAAGCCAGTCAACTGGCACGTATCCGTAGGCTTCGACGCCAACCGCCGTATCCAGGCTGTGACCAAGGCGATGGAGCTGAAGCGCATTCCTCGTGAGCACGGCCAGAAGTACCTAGCAGACCTTAGTGTCGAGCCTGTCACCGAAGACGGACGCGCTATCGCCGGTCTGCTCACTGGCAACGTCACCCGGCCAGAGCCGGTGATCCGCGAGAAGCTGGAGCTGGTGAAGAACTCGATGATGGAAATGCGGAAGGCCAGTGCTGAGCGGAAAACCGAAATGCGGATTGATGCGGCAAATGAGTTGGCGGATCGCAGGGCTCTGCTGATCAAGCAGGCCCAAGATTTGGAAGCGAAGAGGGCGGCGCAATGATTAAGTCAGCAAAACCTCGCCCAATGCCCGTATACCTGGTTCTGCGCCGCCTTGTAGATCCCGCCACCGGCAAGGACGTGGCCGCGTTCGTGCCGTCCTCCGACGCAGACCGGTCGATCCTGCGGGAGCGGGATTTCCGGATCAACACGAAGATCCGCGCCGACCTCAAGCAGCCGCGCAACCCTCGGTTCAATGGATTGGTCCACGGCCTGGGCCGGGTGCTGAGCCAGAACATCGACCGTTTCTCTGGCAAGCAGTCACACGACGCTATCAAGGCCCTGCAGCTGGAGTCGGGCGTGTACTGCGACGAGGAAGCTTTCGACATCCCCGGCCTGGGCCAGCTCACCCGCAAGACGCCGCGCAGCCTTTCGTACGACTCGATGGGCGAAGAGGTCTTCCAAGACTTCTGGCGCCAGTGCTGCGCGTACCTGGTGCTGCATGACTGGCCGACCCTCACGGAAGAGCGCCTGACCGAAATGGCCGAGTTCGAAGCATTCAAGGAGGCCGCATGAAGCGCACCCCATTACAACGCAAAACCCCACTCACGTCCGGCGGGGCACGCCGCAAGCGATGCCCCGAGTGCCGAGTGATGTTCACGCCTACCCGCAGATCGCAGGCGGTGTGCGGCGAGATCGAGTGTGCCATTGCGCACGGCAAGTCCGAAAAGGGGCGGGCGATCGCCGGGAAAGCCCTGGCGGATGTAGGGCGCCGCGAGATCAAGGTCCGCAAGGAGAAGTTGAAGACCCGGGCGGATCACCTGCGCGAAGCCCAGGCCGCGGTTAATGAGTACGTACGCCTGCGTGACGCGCACCTGCCCTGCATCAGCTGCGACTCTACGCCGAACGACAACGACCTCATTACCGGCAGCCGGTGGGACGCCGGGCACTACCGCTCCGTCGGCGCCTGCCCAGAACTGCGCTTCGAACCGCTGAACATCCACCGCCAGTGCGTGAAATGCAATCGCAACCTTTCCGGCAATGCCGTGGAGTACCGCATTCGCCTGGTTCAGCGCATCGGCGCCGAGAAGGTGGCCTGGCTGGAGGGCCTACACGCGCCGTGCAAGTACACCGTGGATGAAATTAAGGCCATCAAGGCCAAATATCGGGCAAAGACCAAAGAACTGAAGAAGGGGCAGGCAGCATGAAACTCATAAACGCACGTCAAGCGTGGACTGATGCGCAGCACGAATCGAACGCCTCAATCAGTGCTGCCGCGGCTGATCGGGCCAAGTCCGCAACCGTAGTCAGGAAGGAAAAGGCAGCACTGCGAGAGATCATCTTTGCTGCCCAGGGCGAGGACAAGGAAGAGCGCATCATGGCTGTGCGCCAGAAGATCAGCATCGCTGAAACGCGCCGCGCACCGATTGGCCGCTCCACACATCGCGCAGCTCACCTTCTCACTATGGGGAAGGTACAGAAGGCAATCGAGTCGCTGCCGTTCCAGGTGCAGCAGTTGGGCCACTACCTCTACCACCCGTGTATGACAGTCGTGCACATGCTCAACGCCGAAAAGCTGATTTGGTCGGATACGGACTTTGGTGCTCTCACCGACGCCAAGGCAGCTAAGGTTCATTGCCTGATCACCTGCGCCCTGCAGTCCTACAAGGTAGAGGTGAGCGGCGGTGACCCGTGGGGACCAGCCCGAGTGTCTGACGCCATGATGAAGCTGTATGGGGTCACCATTGAGCCCAAGCACTGGGATCGTGACTGGCTCGATATCTGGAATTTCCTTCGAAAAGCCATCGAGGAAGTGGATATTCAGGCTCAAGAGCCGGTGTGGCAGGTGATACACGCGGAAAACTCAGAGGATGCGGCATAAAGTTGTTGCTATGGTGGGGAATTTGATGTACTTTTCCCACACTGCGCAACTTACCTCCAGCGCACGACCACTTCGAAGCCCGGCCACTGCGCCGGGTTTTTTTTGCCTGAGTTTCACTTGTGGCCAGGACAGCCCTCGGGAAGTCCTGGACACTGATAAGCCGGTAATGCAGCCCTACGGAACAACATTGACGTCCCGAACGTCATCTATCAGTTTTAGGCGCTCTATAGCGCGTCTGCATCCATAGTTAGCTGCTTTTTGAAGATAGCGGATCTTTTCCTGCTTAAGGTTCTGACCTGAAATTTGAGTTGATAGACTCATGTAAAGCTCGGCTCGAATAGCTTTTTCATTGAGAGATGCAATTGCATTTTTTCTCCTGGAATCACTATCCCTATCGCAGCTAGGCATAAGCATTGGCTGCGGATAGTACTTGCTTTGCGAAGTTGTATTTTCAGGTAAGGCGTCAATCAAAGATCGAAACTCGGCTGTTTTTACATCGTCGAAGCAGTAGCTGATCATCTGCATACCTGCTGGGGCGAACCCTTGTGTCAGGCTAGATTTCAATAAAGAGCAGACCTGACCTACAGCTTGCTCTCTGGGTTCAATGCCTATAGCGAGCCGAGCGAGCCGGTATTGTGCGGCTGGATTTCCATCAGCGGCTGAGCGCTTGAGTAGGGGGACGGCCTCCGCCACTAGAGTGCGTAGTTTATTTATGAGTTCTTCTTTTTTCTTTTCGGGAAACTTTTCCTCATTGGGTAATTGATCCCGAATATTGAAAATTTCGTTATCAATTTCGTCAATTTTATCAAGGTAAGGGAGTGCCTTGAAATACAGCGTTTCGGCCTCGGGTGAGGCATCTGGCGACTCCGCGTTTGCGATTGTCGCGACGCAAACCAATAAGGTTAATGATAGAAGTTTGATGTTTCTTTTCGTCATAGCATCATCCTTGTAATTACCTGCCTGAATCGAGCCAATGCCACAACGCAGTATGCCGGTTGGCGGGCTAACGTTTTCATATTCAGGGCCTCGAAATCAATCAACGTTTTTTTGTTTTCGGCCCCGCCACACCCTTCGCACTGAGCAGGGAGTGCCGCCGGGGCTGACCTATTTCCATCATGCCCCACGGAGTCGAGCGCATGGAGTATCTACAGCGCCTGCTCGACAAGATCGACAGGTTCGAATTGCTGATTGCGGGCCTGATTGGGGCTGTCGTTGCGAGCTGGTGGCACAAGGACGATTTGTCCGACTGGCGCGCTTGGATGGTGTTCTTGATCACCGGGGTTGCCTGCTCGCTGTACCTGACGAGCATGGTAAGCGCGTACCTGAATGTCACTGAGCCCAAGATCGTCGCCGGCATTGGTTTCTTGCTGGGCACGTTCGGCGGTTCCCTCCTGGCAGCAATCAACCGAGCCATCAAAGCCGCTGACCTCTGGGCGCTTATCCGCCAGCGGTTCGGGGGAGGCAACCCATGAATCTTGAACTGATCAACTCCATCGCCTGCGGCCTTATCGCGCTGTGGGCGGCCTGGTGCGTACTGAGCGGGAAGGTGAGGGACGGCATTCTCGGGAAGCTGATCTACTCGACGATCGCCATCACCGGTTTCGTTGTGATGGTACGCAGCCAGAACATCTTCTTCGGCCCGACCAGTGCCGGCCTGACGTTGCATGTGTCCCTGGCCCTGGCCGGTGCTCGGCACATCTTCATGGTCACCTACTGGCAGCGGGTGAAGGTCTGGCTGTGCCGGACGCTGAACTGCGAGCACTGCCTGCACTGTGACAAGGCGCCTGGTGGTGTCGAGCGCCGGACCAAGTAATCCGCGCCACGTTTTTGAATGTGCCAAATCGTTGCGAGAGGTTTGCAGATGAGCAATGTCACCCGACTGCGCCACGCGCTGCCGATGAGCCAGGACATCAACAAGGCCCTGGCTGCGCTCGACAAAGTAATTGCTGATGCCGTTGACGCCGCTAAGAAAGCTGGACTGCCCCAAGGCCTGATCGTTGGTTTGCTCCACGGGCACGCCCACGCGCAGACGCACCAGATGGTTACTCCGGGTGCTGGATGAGCATGGAAGAGGGTTATCATGAGATGAATGACTATCTCAAGGAGCGAAAATGAGCACGGATACGCGCAGTGTGCTGCTTCATCAATCGGCTAGCACTGAATCGATGGGGTTTGACCGATTTGTCTTGGGTGCCACTTTAGCTGCTTGCGCTTATATGGCTCAGACGATTCCTTTTGGTCCCTTGGGTCACAACACTGAGACGATGTACCTGTGGACGCTGGTCGTGATGGCGGCTGCAGCCTTTTTTGGCTTTAAGCGAATCGAAGCGGTGATTGAGATGGTGAAATTTAACTCTCAATACTTGGCGGATTTGGAGACCGGCAAGGTCAAAACCGAAGAGCGTTTTGACCGGTACCAGACCGCTCTTAAAAGGAGCTCGCACCGAACATTGATTTTTTATAGGGCGCGCAATACGACTCTATTTATGTCGTTTGCTTGCTATGTGGCAACGAAGGTTTTTGCCACCTACCTAATTTAGATGTGCCGCAGGTGAGTGCGGCACGTTTGGATTACTTAGTTTTTAGAGCCTCTTGGATAAGATCGGCATAGGAAGACAGGCTTTTCATTTCTGACTCGAGGTTTACTGACGATCCCGAGCCTGCGAGTGTGGCTATGACTTCAAGGGCTGCAGCTACGGCATACGCGCGCTGAAGGTCTTCTTTAGTGCTGATAGGGCCTGACTCTTTAACGTTCTTGGTTAGATCTAGCATTCTGCTTTCCTTGCTGTTGAGGAGATCCTCACCAATACCGGCAACGCGCCACTATTTCAATCCCGCCTTTAGGTTTACCTGAGACAATTTATGACAACCAAGCAACCCGACTGGGAGGCAATCGAACGCGCCTACCGGGCCGGTTCGCTTTCCATCAGAACTATCGCTGAGCGCCAAGGCGTGAGCGACACCGCAATCAGGAAGAAAGCCAAGGTACAAGGATGGGCGAGAGACCTTTCTGACCAGGTGCGCAAAGAGGTTCGCAGCAAGCTGGTTCGCGGGGAGGTTCGCAACGACCAAGGCGCGAACTGCGAACTCGACGCTGAGATCATCGAAGAGGCCGCAGAAGAAGGGGCCCGGGTGGTTCGCAGTCATCGCCGCGACATTCGCAAGGCGACAATCCTTGCGAACTTGCTGATGGATGATCTGATGACCACCATTCAGCGCCGTGAGGAGATCGAAGATGCGATCGAGGATGAAACCTCGGAAGACAGCAACGGAATGCGCCGCGCTTCGATGTGA